GCATCAGAGAATGATTTGTGATATAGTTCGTAACCAGTAGAAGACTTAGCTTCGTCAAGTTCAGCAGACTCTTTAAAAGATTGACCCATCAACTTATCAGCTGCTTTTTGACTTAAAGGTTTCTTCAGTGCGACTACCTTCAAAGTGTTCTTATTTTTAACTGACATAGGTGGACGTTCAGCAGAATTTTTAGACTGTTTTACTTGTTCTTCACTAGACGCCATTGAAACAACTTCGTTGCGGTTAGCGGTGTCAACAAGAACATGCGAAATCTTAACTGCTTCATCAAGTTCAACTTCTTCATTAACAAATTTCTTGAGATGAGATGGAATATCATCACTAATGGGGTCTTTACCACGCTTCTTACGATATACTAATTCTGCAGCAATCGCATCACCTTCATCACTAATATGGTCAAACTCAAAATCTGTTAGTCCTCTACCTTTTTCATTAGTTTTAGATTTCAACATTTTTTGAATTTGTGTTGATCTTTTCCTTAAAGCATTATCTGTTGCTCTTGCAATCTTACGAATATCTTTTTTAGTTCCATTAAATACTTCATCAAGTTCAACTTCTTCCATAAGGTAAGCATCAACTCCAGCTGTACTTTTAAGTCTTTTCATCTGTGCAAACTTTTTTGCAGCATCATATGAAGTTTTTGCTTTAATGACCTCTTTACCTTTTGTAGCATGAACTACTGTGTATGTTCTTTCCTCATCAAGTTTACCACCAACTGCGGCCTTAATTGCTTCCTCAAGACTACCTGTTTTTGTATCAAAATATGCCATCTTTATTTCCCCTTTATAGCATTGAGTAAGCCTTTATATGACTTAGCGATTGTTGTTTGAAACTTCATTTTATCTTGAGGTTTCATTTTACTGTGTACATCTAATATTTTCTGTGCGATTGCAGCTGGAACTTTTTGTTTTCCACTTGCAAATTCTACATCTTTCTTTCCATTCATATCAACAGACTTTTTAAGTTGCAGAATAATATTCTTTGAAGCTAGTGCTACATCTTTTGATGATGCATCGTCATCAACATCAGCAGGATCAATGAGTTCATTGATTGGTACTTCAATACCTTGAGTTCCTAAAATTCTTGAAATACCACTTGCATAAGATTTCATAGTATCAAATTCAGTTCCTTCTTCTAAATCTACTTCTTCTTTATACATGTTAAGTTCATATCTTTTATTATCAAGATTAGCAACTTGAACTTGGATTGCTTTCTTGCCATCTGTTCCAACTAAACGATAAGAGTTTGTCTTACCAGAAGATGGTTTTTTAGGGCCAGATGCAACTTCCCTATCAATTTCTTTAGGGTCAACAGTGATACCAAACTTTTTCTTTGCAAAAGTATATGAGTGTTGCATTGCATCAGAGAATGATTTGTGATATAGTTCGTAACCAGTAGAAGACTTAGCTTCGTCAAGTTCGACTTCTTCACTCATTAATGAATCGTGATTCTTAATTGCATATTCCTCAGCATCTTTTCTGTCTTTAAATAGTTTTACTTCATTACCTTTTGTATCAAACACACAGAACATATCTGGGTTCTTTTTACTCTTAGCAACATGATCTCTTGGATTCATAGTATCAGGTTCAACTTCTTCTTTCTTAAATGGTTTTTTATCATGACCCATCAACTTATCATGGTTTTTAAGAGAATATTCTCTAGCATCATCTTCATCTTTAAATAGTTTTACTTCTTCGCCATTTGTATCAAACACAGCGAACATGTCTTTATTCTTTTTACTCTTGCCAACGTGTCGACTTGTAGGCACTAACTCATCAAGTTTAACAGATTCTACTTTCGCATCAAGGTAGTCTGCCATACCGTCTAGTTTATCAACTGCGACTGCGACTTTGTTTGTCCACCATGAGGGAAGCGAATCTTCTGGACTCAACTTAGAAAGTTCACCAGACATCTTTGTAAGAGCTGACATAGCAACCTTAACATTAGTTATTGCAGAAGCAACATCTGTATGACCACTTTCCTCAATCTCAGTTTCTTCGTCTTTATTTTTAGATTTATTTTTCTTAGAGATTGCAATTGCAGCCTGTTGTTCAGGAGATACTGCTTCGTTGACACCTTCTTGTAAAGGAGCCCACGATGTTGTTTGTGGTTTTAACTTACTGGAATCAAACGATCTCGCTTGTTCCAATAACTCTGACATTCTAACTGTGCTCATATTCCTATCCCTTCATTAAATCGGTTACAGATTTGCCAGACCAAAACTTGCAAGACCAATATCCTGCTGTAGTTTTATCTTTTTTCTGATCGCAATTGTGTCTAGCTCTGAATGCTTTTCTTCTTTCTGGGTCATCTCGTTTGATTTCCATATTTGGATCACCAAATTCTACCTTGACCACATTTCCTTTATCATTTTTAACATAGACTTTGTATTTCTTAACATCACCTTTTGTGGGATTATTAAGTTCTTTACCACTATTCTTGTCGGTTTCTGTTATTTCACCCCAACTATTTAGGGATTCTGATTGGTTGACTTTAAAACTTGCGGCTAGTTCTTTCGGTAATTTCTTCTGAACAACTAATTTGTTAATATATGCAACTAAAGCTCTTGCATCTATCTTTGTTTTAAACTGTTTAACCGCAGTTGCAGCAGCATTACTGTGAGTTTTTTGTGGATTATCCCTTACTAACTCTGCATATCTTTTAACAACTGCGTCATATTCTTGTGGGTGAGAGATTTTGTAAATTGCATCAAATACCATCTTACCTAAAGTTTTTTCTGATATTTCTGTTTCCTCTGGAACACAGTTTGGTACTTGTTTGCCACCTTTTGTTTTCATACCAACTTGTTTAAAACCATCCCAACAAGGATTTTCTTCGGTGACACAATCATCACAGCATATTTCTACTGATTCTCCACGAACTTGTTTTGCAAGGTCAGCATCTGCTTTGCCCCATGTACCCGCAGACTTAGTAGCAAAAGAGTTAACTCTTGCAAATGCCCATTGTTGTGGAGTTGTGCCGGGCCGATGTCCTGTCTTCCATGCAGCCATTCCTCTATCGTATACTTTCTTCAGAATGCTGTATGACATACCAGTTTTTTTAGCTTTCTTTGTAAGAGCTTCTATTGCTTCTGTGGTCAGTTCTTCACCAGCAGCAAAAGGGCCTCCAGTACCAAGTACTTCGTGTCCTTTTTTATTTTTCTTAGGAATCATACCATAGTCGGTTGCTTCATTCTTTGATAAAAATGCAGCGATTGCCATTTCTTTGCGTTTTTCTTTAGACTTACCTTTAAACTGTGGAGAATCAGACTTCTCGAAATCATCAATGTAATCACCCATGTCTGCGTCTTTACCAAGAACTTCATTTATTTTAGAAGTATCGGTTGCCATAAATGGGCCTCTTCTAATAGTTTTAAATGGAAGTTTAACTTCATTACCAAAGATTTCTTTTGGATGAATAATATTAAATGTAACTATTTCAGTAGAGTTGTTAATTTTTACCAACTCCATGTCTATTTCTTTATATACTTTACCTTTAAATTTAAGACCATGTGCAGTTACAAGTTTCTGAACCTTACCACGAGAATTGACTGCTTGTTTTGCTCTTACTTCATCTATAGAGGCCTCACCATACATTTTCTTAAAGTCTTTAGTGTGAGTAGATAGTTTAGTTTTAGCTGATGCATCGCCGGGCGCTGGCCCTGCTTTCTTTTTGTTGAAGTGTGCGGCACGTTTGTCTTTAGTAGACTTTGCCATATCACTATAATACTTTGCGGGTTGAGTACCTTTCTTATCTTTAATCTCTTTGTCTTGTTTTACTTCTCTTAATCTTGGTTCTCTACGATTCTTTGATGGGTCTTCCATTTTCAAATTAGAAGGGTCATTGTTTAGAGGATTATTGTCTTTATGTCCTACATCTTTACCCTCTACTGCTTTGTCACCCATAATTCTACGAGCTTTGTTTCTTGAAGAGCGTCTTGCAATCTGTTCTGGTGTTCCTTGATAATTTGCGTATTCTTTTTTATAGTCTCGTTCTACTATATCGTGTAACCAAGTCTTATGCACTTTACCATCTTCTGATACAAATGTTAAATAGTTTGTACCTTTGTTAATAACTTTACCTTCGTGACCATGAGATTCTACAATATCACCCACATTCCAAAGTTTGCCGGTAAGATACAAATCTCTGAGTGTTTCAAAGTCTGTCATCTCACCCATATCTCGTTCTTCACGAATGCCCATATTCTTACGAACATCGTTATAGAGTTTTAGTGAATCTTTAAAGGTAGACGGAACACCAGTTTTGAATGAATCGAAATCACCAGAAGATGCTGCAGCTCGCATCTTAGACGCAGACATACCCGAAACACCTTCTGCGTCTGGGTCGCGTTCACCAGCAGACACAACTTTGATATCATCAAAACTATAAAAACCATGTTTAGAATCTACACCATTATATTTATTGAGGAGAGTATTAAACTCTGTGACTCTATCAGAACCAACAACCATTACAATAGAACGATGTCTTTTTTTGTGCAACTCTACTGCGGCTTCAAGAGCAGTTCTTGATTTGCTTACTGTGATATTGCCTTTATATTTTGGAAACATTTTCCTCATATATGCAATTTTTAGTGCATGAGGTAATGGGTCTTTCTTAGCGTTTTGCGAATGTGATGGATACACATACATCGCAGAACCAGCGTTATTAGATTGTTGTTTTGCAAGTGCATCTATGAGTTTTTCGTGGCCCGTAGTCGGTGGATTGAATCTACCAAAGGTAAATACAGCTATATCCCCACGAACCTCTACAATATCTCTAAAATTTTTCATTTATCCCAGCTCTTAATTGCAGTAAAGTTGTTAAACGAGAACTCCATTCTGTCCACTAGTTTAACAGCACCACCACTGACTCTATCAATAGCAACATAACCCTCTGGGTTAGTTACTTTAAATCCATTTGCGGTCTTAATAAAGGTATTTGTTAATCCCTTTACACTATTTAGTTTATTTACAATCTGTGATTTTGCATCAACCAAATAGTTCTGAAATGTAATGATTTGTATCAAATTATTAGTATGTTTTCCTACTTCTCGTACATATTCTTTCTGTATTTTAGTATATTTATCTTTACCAGCAACACTCTTTGCTTTATCAATCTGTTTCTGGATTGACATCTCAACCCACTTTTCATATCCTTTTGCGTGTGCTTTGGGATTAGTAATCTTCTCTCCCGCACGAACCTTGCTGTTATTGTATGTCTTGAGTGATGCACCAGCGATTGCACCTGTCATACTTTCCTGTAGATTAAGAAACTTCTTTAGTTGTGTTGCGTTAATTCTTTTGAAAGTAGAACCAGTAGAAGACAATGCAGCAGTTACCGCAGCTGTTTCTTTTGAGTTCATTGTAGCACTACCTGATACATCTTTATAAGTTGCATCGTCCATCCAAACTGAAGACAGGTTTTTCAGTCCTCTAATGTCTGCACCAAATGATGCTTTCATATCTTGTAATGCTTTACCTGTGTATGTGGTATGCCAAACGATACCAACTTTTGCGTTGTTAATACTCTTACCAAGATCAGAATCAACAGGTGCAGCATAAACAATAGTATTAGGTTGGAAAGTATAGTAATTAACACCATCAATGGTATCTGTGTTCACATCATTGGTGAACATAAGGTCACCCTGCAATACATTTTTAATACCAAGCTTTGAAAACTCTGCTAATGCAACTTTAAATTTTTCGTTAAGTGTCCCTGATAGGTCATCGTCTATTTCTTTATTTGATTTGTATAGTTTAGGGTTGACATTAAATACTGATTTCTTCGCAACAAAAAACTTACCATCTTCTGGGTCGATACCAGCGAATATCGCAGGCGCACCATCCCACTTGACAGTCATGTTAATTGAAGACCGAGCATTACCAGCAAGCATATCTCTTAGTGAAAGTAGGAAGTTGATTGCAGCTCTACCACCATCAACTCCATAGTTAAGGATTTCATCTTCCAGATGCTCTAGGTGTAAGTTCTTACCACCCTTGTCTTCTGTTAATTGTGTGAATGATATCATTTAAAATCCACCAAATTTATATCCATCACCAGATGCAGTAATTTTTACACCAAGTAAATCTAAAGCAACATCTAAACCTTTAATTAAAAATGCTTTTATTTTATTCCACACTTTATTAAGAAATCTTGAAATCCAACTTTTAACTACTTTTACAGCTTTAGAAAAAACACTTTCTTGTAAAATTTCTTTATCTGTTTCCCTAATACTTTCTGTTATAATATTATCAAGTATTTCATTTTCTTCTTTGTAAATACCTTTTAAAGCAGTCCAAGCACGACCACCAGTGCCAGAAGTTTTGAACGATATGTTAAATTTAGTTTTACTTGTATAACTATTAACCAATTTTTCATCTATAGCGATAAAATCGCTTGAACCATCATCATCAAATTTCATCATGTGAGTTGCTGTAGATTCTTTATCTGCAAACTTAGCTTTTCCAGACATAGCTTCTCTCACAACTTCTTTCTTAATTTCATTAGTTTGAAAAATTTCATTAAGAGCATTTGTCATAGCTGATTGTTTAGTCAAAGAATCTTTAACCAAGTTTTTTAATTTTGTATCAACTTTTATTTTGCCAGTAGAAATTTTACCAATCTGACCACCAGCTGGTAACTTAAAAGAAACATATTGTTTTTCTATATCTTTATTTAATTTATTCCATGCTGTATCAAATGATTTTGATTTAATACTATCTGGTGCATTATCATAAGCAAATCCTAATGTGGCAAGAGTTTCAGATTGACCACCAGACATTAATTGAGAACCACCATATTTTTTAAGACTAATATTTTTTCCTGTCAGTTTCATATCTGTTTTAGGTGTTTTTGTTGGCGATGATGCAGATTTGCCCGTCATCTTTATAAAGTAATTATCCCACTCTTTAGTCAAAGTTCCTTTTCCCTGACCATAGTGTGTCATAATGTTAGATGGATTACCAAAAGAATTTTCTACTATCTTTTGACCAATTGGAAGGACTTCTTGATGTTTGGGTTTAAATTCACTTATTTCAGCAGCAGATATGGCATCTTCTTCTGACAAACCACTTTTCATATTATATGCCACGCAAATTACTTTTTCCCAATCTGCTGCTGGCATTTTAGCTTCAGATAAAAAAGACTGAACTTTATCTACAGGTGCAGTAAAGTTTTCCTGAATAGGTCTAAGTTGACGAACAGACTTTCGTAACGACATACTTCAATGACTCCATCTACATATAGTTTATATACTATTTATAAGAGATTAAACCTTGAAATCGTTGTATGCAGCCATGCGTTTATCGGCTGTAGATTTTGATCCAAAGCTTGTATTGTCAAATACTGGTTTATCTTGACCACTATCTACCAAGTCCTCTTGTTCTCTATTATCTACATCATACAATCTCATTTTACTTCTGTCAATACCTAAAACGAATCTTTTGTTCATAGTAGGGTCATTGTATCGGTTTTTGAGTTGTTTTACTACAATTTGGTTTAATCCATCAAGTTCTTCATTAGATATGAGAGCAAACATAAAATCTGCTGTCGCGGGTAAACCAAACGATTCAGATGTGTCCTCAAGTCCAATGTCTGTTGAAGTGAATCCACCTCTCGTTGTCTGTGTTGCTGACATGATCGGTACATTAGTTTCAACGGCAAGTCCTCTAAGTTCTTCTGCAATACTCTTGATATAAGTGTAAGAGTTGACATTAGCTGCACCTTTCAATCTACTTGATGCACATATATTTAGATAGTCAATAAAAATCATATCTGGTTTGAAAGACCTTTTGATTGATAGTTCTTTGAGCAAACCACGAAAGTGTGCAGAGTGAGCAGATGCAGTTGGATACTCTTTGATAATTAACTTACCATTAGTCTTTTTCTGAATTTTCTTAATCTTGTTTTCAAACATAGACTTTGGTAGATCGTGCAAGTCTTCCATAGAAACATTCAGTAGGTTTGCATCAATGCGTTCTGCGATGCGTTCCTCAGCCATTTCTAAAGTTATGTAGAGTACATTCTTACCTTGAGATAAACAGTTTGCAGCCATGTGACACATAAACAGAGATTTACCAACACCTGTACCAGCCAGTGCAATATTCAAAGTCTTCTGTGGTAATCCACCCTTTGTAATCTTGTTGAAAAACTCTAGGTCAAATGGTATGCGTTCTTCTATTTTATGATAGAAGTCAAATCTTGCGATGCTGTCGTCAAAGTAATCATGACCAACAGCATTATCAAAAGATACGGCAAGGGCATCTGTGAGCAGACTTGGTATAGAGTCTGCGCCACGATTCTTATCTTTTCCATCAATAATTGATATACCTTCAACAATTGCATTGTAAATCGCCTTATCTTTACAGAACTTTTCAGTAGTATCAACCAACCACTCCATATCAACATCTGTTGCATCAAGTGTTTTGAGAATCTCTACAATCTTCTGGTGTTCGTTTTCGGTTAAATCTTTACGAGTTTCAATCTCAATCTCTAAAGAAATCTTTGTTGGCATCTTTCGATACTTATCAACAAAACTTGTAATTTCTTCAAAGACGACTCGTTCTTCTTTGACAGCAAAATAATCTGGTTTAATGAATGGTAATACCTTTCGGCAATATTCTTCATTATGGACTAAATTACTTAACGCTGTCCGTTCTATCGTTTGGTTCGTCAATTGATCCATCCTCTGCTTGAGTTATAATAATATGGTATAGAATATCTCCAATAAGTTTAAAGAAATCTTCTCCAAACTTTTCTTTGTCGTATCCATTGTTCTCTATTATATCATATTTAAACTCTAAACGCAATGCCTCTCCATCAACTATTTTAGATTCATCTGGAATAGTGACTTGGCCATACTTATAGACGACACCAGAATAATCTGTTTCATCTGTAAGACCAATGCAAGTAACATCTGGTTCTTCTTTGGTGTTAAGAAAAAGAAATTTCTTTGTGATGGGGTCTTGTAGAATTTGTTCTACTGTTGGTAAACTAGTAGGTGCATCAGCAGTTTTACTTCTAATTGGTTGACCGAATTGGTCTAATAACTCAGACATATTTTAAATAACTCCCTAATATATATTTTGGTTTATTGACTGGTTTTTCTCCAGCATGTAGCCAAGGCCACAGCGGTGGAAACATTAACAGTGTTCCCTTCTTGCACTCTGATGTTATATCCATTTGTGGAAACATAGTTGAACCACTATCGTTGTTATCTAGATATAAAAAGAAGCTAAGAAATCTTTTGCAAGTATTTGAATCTTTGGAATCAACATGAGGCCCGAATTGGTCAACATCATCTGGTAAATACCGTTTTATTCTAAATGATTCAACTGAGTATTTATTGGGCCACATTACTGGCTCAATCTTGCAATCCTTTTTGTATGTCGCGACATTTTGCTTAAAAATATCTACAAGGTACATAATGTCTTTGTTCCAGACTTGTGTGTCTGGACGCATCATTTCAAGGTGTGTTAAAGACATTAAGCCCTGAGATAGTTTCTCTTGATGTTCTGGGTGGGATTCAAACTTTTCAATCAAACCATCACAAAACTCATCGGTCACTACATTGTCATACTTTCTAATATAGTTATCCATTAACTTTCAGATTCTTCCTCTACTTCATCTTCAAGAAGCACATCTGTTTGACCATACTTAAACTCTTTACTAGCTGCAGCGTCAAGTTGTTGCATCACATCTTCTGTAAAGTATTTTTTTGGATTGTTATTAATCGTTTTGGCAAACTGTGTAGTACCATCAGGAAGTTCTATGCGAGTTGATATTTGTTTAAATATATCATACTTGATAGCTAGTTCCAATAGTCCGTAGTATCTATCAAGTCCTTTTTCATATGACAGACGAACATCAACCATTTTGTTCTCAATGGTCAATCGTGACTTATGGTTCTTACAATGAACAATATTACCAACAACTTCTGTACCGTCCTTATCTTTCTTCTTAGATAGGAATATAATAGATGAAGCTGCGTATTTCAGTCCAGAACCACCACCCATTTCTTTCGTGGCGAATAATCCCATTGAATCATAAGTGTGGTTAGTAACAACCATAGGTACTTTTGCACGACCAAGTTTCAAAGTCAATACTCTAAATGCAGCTTTAAGAACTTGAGCCCTTGTCATATCTCGTGTTTCTTTACCATCAGAAGTATCTTCTACTTCTTTGGTAGTAGATAACATACCCAATGAATCAAGTGCCATCATAATTGGACGCCTATCAGATTCTTTCTTTGCGAGATATGAATCTAATATTTTAAGTGCTTGTGTTCTAAATTCTTGTACTGTTGTGACAGGAATGATAACCATTCTTTTAGGGTCAATTCCACGATCAACTACCATTGATTTTGTAATCGCACTTTCTGATTCAAAGTACAAAACACCCGCCTCAGGATTTTCATCGAGAAACGCTTTGACCATACCCATTACAAAGAAAGTCTTACCTGTGGCACTTTCACCAGCAATCGCTGTTATCTTATTAGCTGGTAATCCACCATTGATACTACCGGATAATAACGCATTGAAAATGTAACTTCCAGTGTCAATAAACGAATCACAATCTCCTGCTTCTACACCATCAGAAACTAGTGATGCGTATTCATTACCTGTTTGTTTAATAATATCCTTTAAAAAATCACTCATATTTAAATGTCTCCTTCTTTTCTACTTGCAGATCGTAAAGCATCAAATCCTTCGGGGTAGCGATCAGATAACTTTTCGATGTTAATGTCTAGTATTTCTTCAAACGAGGTGTCAAGTGCCATACAGGCCTGAGCCATATACCAACAAATATCTCCTAGTTCTTTCTTGAGATGCAACTTGGTGTAATCATCATATTCAGCACCTTGAAAGACTACCTTCTTGATAATATCATTCAGCTCTCCTACTTCACCAGAAAGTCCTATTCCGGCAGTAAGTAGTCGTGATACCTTTGCACCTTGTTCTTCCATTATACCAATTGTGTCAATTAGACTTTTAGTCGATTGAGTAGATTCACTACTCACCGCATCAACAAAACTAACATATTCTTCAAACTTACTAACTGTAAGGTCATCATCCATTATATTCTCCTATTTAATTGCAATTGCACCAACGAACATATGATTTCTCCAGAAGGGTTGAACCTCTTGAAATCCTGCCATTAGTAACATTTCTTGTATCTCTGCCCATGTATTTGGTTTCATCATTGAACGCAAAGTAACTTCTTTATTCATAATATCATCTGTAGTAAATGATTTTCTTTTGTGGTCATAATAATTAAATGTCAACATATCTTGATGTCTTGCTGATTCGCAGATTGTCTTTTCTGCAAAAATATATGCACCACCATCATTAAGACCTTCCCAAATGGAGTCAATAACATTCTGTCTATCCTTCTTGGGCATAAACTGTAAAGTAAAGATAGATGTTACTAGTGATGCGTTTTTAATTATTGTGTTGCGAATGTCCTGCTGATGAAAGTATACCTTTGTTTTACTACTTTCACCCACACCTAACAATTGTCTGACAGTCTTATTTATTTCTGCGTGACGCAGTTTAAGTTCTTCTTGAAACCCATCAGCAATCTCAATACCATACCATTTTGCATTAGTACAATGGTCAAAATTAGCTTCAACCAATCT